CGCTGAGCTGTTCCTTTAAAATCTCTCTGTCACTCTCGCAATTTGTATATGCGTTGCGGACATTCTCACCGACCTGCACATCTTCGCCACCGAGATTAACAAACTTCTGTCTTAATACGCTTACACTGTCTTTTGTGAGCATATCGAGTGTAATTCTTTCTTTGATTTCCATAGTAACTCGCTCCTTATCTGATTATGTAAGTAATAATGAAATTGATTTTTTCGCCCTCTGCAAATTTGTCCGTTGAACTGACATAAATCCAAGAGCCGTCAAGTCTGATGTTTATTAATTTATTTGCTGTTGAATACACAGCAAAGCTCGACAACTTACTTTCGATTTTTGCCGCATACGGTAAACCTGACATCTGAATATAATTTTTGCCGGAGGGCAGTGCCGTAATGTTGACCGATACAGTTACAATATTACCGTTTTTAGCGTATACAAAACTACCCTCGCACCCTGCGTATATGTCTTTTGTTGGTGCTAATGTTCCTGTACCGCTTTCAAAATTTGAACTATCATATTTTTTATTCAAAGCACTTTGGGTTGCCTTTGCAAGCGCAGAAACTTTGTTTGCAACCTCGGTGACGCCTTCTGCAACTTTATTAGGCAAATAGATCGATTCTTTTTCGGCGATCATAATTTCGGACACTTTGAAAAATCCTACCCCGTAATAATCAAACCGAATTAAAATATAAGTGGTGTCTTCTGCAGTTGTAAATGAACCAGAACCTTTTTTCAGTTCAAAGCGAGTAGCGGTTGTATTAGTTCCGTTCAGAAAAACAAATGCTCCGCAATTGATAGAAGATGGAGCCCAGGAAAACGAATAGTTTGTGTTTGGTTTTACAGTTATTCTCATAGATTGTGGGGCTGATGAAGTCCATCCATTTGTGTATCCCCCGCTTTTAGTGGTTGTAAATGAAATTGATTTGTTAATATAATCAACCTTATTTAGCGTGCCACTATAAACTGGAGTAGTAAGACTTTGTAATCCTTTTGCCCAACTGTTAAAATCAAAAATATTATAAGTTGCAATTAAATCAGCTTTTTTCGCAAGAGCGGGCTGTACTTGAGTTTTATCATAATCGTCAAGCATAGAATCTGCAGCGGTAATTGCTTCTGATTTTGCGTTTGCTATTTCAGCACTGACTTCTTCCTTGTTAGCTTTATTGTTGTTAAGATCTGCAATTTCTTCATTAAACTTTCTATATGAGCCGTCTGCTTTTGAAACATACCCATCAGGCTTTGCTCGTTCAGCGATAGGAATATTAATTGTGCGAATTGTTGTAACTTCGTTTTCATCAATTGAACACACCCATACCTTGCCGTTACCTGCATTTTCGAGAAATTCATCAGGAATAACAACAGTTAATGATGAACCGTTTAATGTGCCTGTTGCTATTTTAGCAATTTTAGAATAAGGACTTTTAAAATGAACTTCTGTATTTTCGTTTATATCAAAACCGGATATTTTGAGCTTTTGACCAATATCGTATTGGTATAATTTTTCTGTAGTAATTTCTTTAATGTCATCAAAGAAAAGTGCATCTGTTGTCATATTATCATTCCTTTATTTTATAAATTGTTTGATTAGTTATATTTACAAATGATTTAAAATTTGAATTAAGTTTGTATTCCGCTGCCTGCGGCTGTAATAAATCTATATCATATTCAGAAATGATAGCGTACATATCTGTTTGATGATTTTCACTTATGATTTTAACCTTTTGCCCGATTTCAAAACAGTCAAGTGTATCATCTACAATTGATAAATCTACAGCTTTTACACTTAAGTTACCTGACAGACTTATAATTTCATCAAGTTTATTTTTCGCGAGTTTGAGAAGTTCAGTAGGGGAGAGAACACCGTCAAAATTAATGACTTTGTTAATTCGTCCGTACTTTTTAACTGCATCATCATTAACTAAAAATTCATTGTTATTATTTACACTCACAATTGAGGTTTTGATCTTACCTCCCGTTTCTGTTTCGTATTCGCCGCCGAGGGGTAGAATTGCTGTTGCAAAATCATCAGCACATATTTTACGCTCAATGCTTGATAGATTTACAGCATACTTAATTTCTTGATTACACGCACGAGATAGTGTTGTGTCAAAGTGTAAAACATCTTGTTCAGTTGATAATGTTAATAATTCGTTGTTGTACTCAACCCACAAAAATCCGTCAAGTTCATTTATAAATTTACTTTTTATTTCGCTCCATGTATCGCTATAACTTGTGTTTTTACAAGAAAAATTAAGATTTCGTAATTTATCGCTCATTACAGTTTCAAAAAAGTGTGTATTTTCTGTTACTTGCTGATTGTGATTGTTTGTCAGTTGGTAAATCCAATTACCGAATTTTTGTGTCGATTTAGTGCCGTCAAGACTTTTATATTCACTGTATTCGTATGGTTTTATAATACTGTCATTTAAAACTGCAAGCATACCTTCGCATTCAACAGTTTTAATGTTGTAATTATCTATTGTAATTGAATATACTCTTGATTTAAAAATGATTTTATCGTTTTTATAAAGGACAACTATTCCTACAAGCGTTTCTATACTGTTATAAGCTGCGTGCAGCGGACTAAGTTTAAATGTCAGAGAGCCTGCAGAATTGACAGCAGCGTGATACTCCGCAGTAATTACGTCGATTTTACCTGTTTCAAAAATTTTTATAATTGTGTTTTCTGTTAAATATTCGATTTTATATATTGTTCCCATTTAAATCCCTTTTTGTTTTTATTATAAAATTAAAAATGTCCGCAATGTTGTACAATTTTATAATTTTATACCAAAATAAAAAACAGCGCACACTCGAAGATGTGCGCATAAAAAGCAAAAACTTAATTTAGCTTAAATAACCGCAAACTAAAAGCCACTCCAAACGGGGTGGCTTTTCTATGTGTAAGATTGAAATGCAATCAGCTTGTTTTTATGGCTGCCAATGACAATTAGGACATTCTGGATTACCATTATAAGAATTTAAAGAATGACATTTAGGACATTCCCATTTATCGTCTGACTGTAGATTGTTATTGCGTTTCAAATGACAGTTAAAACATTCGGTTGCTTCCTCTTTGTTCATACAATGACATTTAGGGCATTCCCAATCTGTTGTTTGAGTACTTACCGAATTACCTGCGCCCAATTCTTCAAGATATGAAAGAATTTTTGCAATACCGCCAAAAACTAAGCATAACAATGCAGTTGCAATCCAACATCCTACCATTAGTGCAATATTAAAACTGCGTGTTACTGTTTCTGTATATATATCAGTATGTACAGTTTCAAAAAAAGCTCCTGCTATAAATCCTGCACAAGCTCCGCAAATTAATAATATTACTGTTAGTGCTGTGTAAAACTTACTGTTCATAAAATCAACTCCTTTGTTAAATAATATAACAATTGCTGTTAATTGTCAACAAATATTTTTAATTTATAGTTTTATTTCTGTGTATTCGATTTTGATTTTACAAGATGCTAAACCTTCAACAAAATTGCTGTCTATCATATGTCCTGTGTGCATATTAAATTCATTATCATTTGCTTGAATTGTGAATGTTGCTTCGTCTGTTATGTTGTACAGAATACTCGAATTATTATCAATATCAATTTTTAAAGCGATGTTACCTTCTGTTTCATTACCTTTTTTTTGAATGAAAGTAATTTTTGCAGTCGTTGCACGACCTGTGTTTTTTATTTTTAGTGTTTGATTGTTTCTTATAATATGAATTGATGTCGTGACTTCTCTTTTTATTTTAAAAGGTTCACAATCAAATGAAAGGACCACATATGCGTATGTAGCTTTTCTTTCTTCAACACTAACAAATAAACGACCTTTGTAATAGTAATTATTATCATATGTTGAATAAAGTTTAACATATTGTCCGTGATAATTGTTGAGTAAATCAAGTCTTTCGTTAATTCTTTTTCCTGCAATAAACACTCTGAATTCAATATCACGATTGTTGTAATGAACTGAACCATCAATGCTTTCTGTCAAATCTAATAGACCGTCTTTGCCAGGAATTTCAACTGTATATGTACGAAATTCGGGATTTCCGATTTTTCCCGATAAAATTACACTGTCGAATTCTTGATTAATAAATAATTCATCGTTAATGACTATTTCCCTGTATTGCATATTACCAACCTCTTTTCTTTTTTGTCGATAAATCGGCAAGTGAATTGTCATATTTTTTAGTTGTTGCTCCAACAAGCAAATTACTGTCAAGATACAGCTTCGGGTCAGGCAAGTTCTTAATTATTGAAATTAATTCATCAAGTTTGCTTGCGACAGATTTTAATTCAATGTTGTTTGTTATTTCGCCTTGAAAATCGTTTGCTTTTCTAAAATTTTGAGTTGCGATTTTTATTGCTTGTTCATTATTATTAAAATCTAAACTGTCGAGCATAGCCTGTGCCATTGATTCGGAACTTCGTTTAACTTTGTACTGTTTTCCGTCTATTCCTATTGATAATCCTTCCGCAAAAAAACCGCCGAGCTTTTTTGCTTCTTTTGAGGGGGAGTTGATGCCGAGAACTTTTTTAACTGCTGAAATAGCTTTATTTCCCATAGTAATTGCTGCATTTTTTACATTATCAAGAATAGACCCGTCAGAAATTCCGTTGATGAATCCTCTGACAAAATTTACGCCGGTCTGAAAAAGTGATATGCCGCTTGTTCCGTTTTTTGCTCGTTGTGCAATGTTACGACCCGAGTTGCCGACTTCTCCGTTTTTGCTTTGCAATCCGTTAATTAATCCCTGAACAGTATACACACCTCTTTTGTACATCTCTTTAGACGGAGAGTGCATATCCATTCCTGTTTCATATTCAGAGATAATTATTTCAGCCCATCCTTGGCTATTTTTCGCAAGTGCACCTTGATAATCTTTAGTACCCTCAACAAGTCCAAGCACTGTGTTTTTTCCGCTTTCTGTTGCTGCCTCTTTTAATTTATCCATTGATGCCCAAAGTATTTTACCATTTTCGTCAGTTGCTGAAAGAATATCGTTTTGCGAAATCATCTGTTGATTATATGCCATTAATACTGCAGCGGCATCAGAATAATCTCCATTCAGGACTTTTTGAACATCTATTAAATCATCGTTAGTCATTATTAATTTATTAATTTCACCAACTGATTCGTTATATTTGTCTTGTAAATCATCATATGCTTCACTTTCATCTTGTAATGTTTCCAAAAGTTCAATGCCTTCTTTATAAAAAGCATCGTTTTTTGCTCCACCTCCATAGTAATAATTTTCGAGTGTTTTTTGTGTGATATTTCTCTTTTTTAGAAAGTCATCTAATTTCTTTTGTGTGTTCTGTATTTCACTGTATTTAGATTTCATTTCCGTTTTGATTTCGGCTGTATTTTTATTTGCTGTAATTTTAGCTTTGGCATTTTCAGTTTGTAATTCTGAAAGTGCAGATTGATTAGCAATTTTTTGGTAATCATCAATAGTTTTATTGATTTCTGTTCTTATTTCGCCAAGATCGCCTTTAAGGTTTACTTTACCACCATCACTTATTTCAACATATCTATCCCAAGTGTCTTCAAAGCCGTCAATGTTATCTTTAAAGTATGTAACAATTGTTTGCAATTGTGATTGTTCTTCTGGGGTTAATGTAGCTTTACCGAGAAGTTCGTCCAATTTAGCTTGATAATCATCAATTAAAGTATTGTCAGTATATAAATTATTAATACTGTCTAAAGTGTTTTTTAGAGTGTCTGTAATTCCTTGAGTTGTTTCTTCAAGTTTTTCTTTTGCTTCGTCAAGTTCAGCGCAAAATTTTCCCGCTTCTGAATTGCTCCACTCTAATTCGTTATATGTCTGTACTGCAGATATAAGCCCTATAACAAGCGTTGTGATAACACCTATAACATTTAGTGCCTGTGCTGTGTTAAGTCCTTCTTGAGCCGTTGTAGCGATGTTTGTAGCTGTTGTAAGCGTTTTGTATGTTCCAATTAAATTAGTAATACCTGTTGTAAGTTCTCGAGCTTTTTTAGCACCCCATACAATTGCTACTTGTTTAGCAAGTCCTTCTATTATTATCTCTAAATCGTCAAGATGTTCTGATGTCCAACTTATCGCTTTTTTTGCAGTAGGATACAAATCTTTACCGATCGGGGATATTATATCGGTTTTGATAGTTCTGCCAAGACTTTCCCAATCAGATTCTATGTCGCTATATTTAATATCTTTAATATCTTGCATTGATGTTTTTGTTTTATCTGCAGAGCCTTTTACATCCATCAATGCCTTAACACCGTCAATGCCTAAGTCTTCCCACATTGTGCCGAACAAGTCAACGCCTGCTTGGTTTTGGGCAACTTGATCGTCCATATCAAACAGTGCTTGCAAAACTTCGTCGGTTGCTTGCCTTGCACTTTCTCCGCCGGCGGCAAACTTTGCTTGCAACTCTTCAATAGTGCCTTTTGCACCATTACCAGCTGATTCTAAAATTTGTAATTTTTTTTTTGCTGTTTCAAGAGCTGAACTGTATTCTGCTATTTTGTCTGCGTTCTTTTGCTTTGTTAATTCACTTGTTTTTTCGTTAAATCCAGCTTGTTCAGCTTTTGCATACGATAGATTTTGCTCAAGTTTAGCTATTTCATCTTTTGCTTTCTGTATTTCTTCTGCTGATGCTTTAACTCCATATCCAAGTAGGTTAAAGCCTTCTTGAGTGGTTGTAGCTGTGTCTTTAGACCTGATTCCAAATTCTTTCATTGCATCGCCGAGTTTATCAACACTGAATGTACCTGCCGCAGTACCGTTTGCAAGCGAGTTGAAAAATTCTTCTGCGGAATATCCTTGCTGCTTATAGTGAACAGAATACTCATTAATTGAATCTAATAAATCACCGTTTTTATTTAAACCGTTTTGAGCGCCTTGCACAATCAAATTAAATGCTTCATCAGCAGATATACCAAATTGGTCTGTAAGCATTTTAGCAGCTCTTAAAGTTTCTGTATAGTCAAATCCGAATGTATCTTCAAGTGTAAACAAATTTTCGACTACATCTTGCAATTTTGTATCGTCTAAATCGTTTAGATTTTGTTTAATAAGGGCGATTGCTTCTGCAACATTTTCTTGGTCTTCACCAAAATTATTTTTATAAACGCTTTCGATTAGTTCTTTGTATTCTTTAACTTCGTCGCTTGATAATCCTGTCAACGCTTGCAAGTTGTTTGTAGCTTTAACATTATCATTAGCTGAACCGATAGCAGTTGCTGCACCTGCAACAAGTGTTCCGCCAACTGCCGAGGCTTCTGCAATTGTATCTTTAAAAACATCTTTTAAGTCACTTGCAGATTGCTTAACATCATCAAGTTCTTTTTTAGTTTCCGACATATCTTTTTTACCGAGGTTTTCGGCTTCCTTGCTTGCATCGCTTAAAGCTGTATCGGTGTTGTCAGCTGATTTTTTTACTTTATCAAGTGCCTCTTTTTGTTTTTGTAAATCATTTTCAGCTTTAATTACTTCTCGCTGAAAATTTCTGTAAGTTTCCTCACCAATTTCACCGCTTTTGAATTTTTGATTGACTTCATCTTGTGCTTGTTTAAGAATATCAAGTCTTTTTGAACTTTCCTCAACCTGTTCTGTAAGTATTTTTTGCTTTTGAGCAACTAACTCAACATTTGTCGGATCTAACTTTAACAGTCGTTCAACCTCTGATAATTCGCTTTTTAACGACCTCGATTTTTTGTTACTTTCTTCCATTGCTTTGTTAAAGTTAGATGTATCTGCACCGATTTGAACAGTCAAGCCTTTAATTTTTTTATTAGATGCCATAATCAATTACCTCCGAATTGCTTTCTTAATGATTCTCTGTCAGGCTCTTCGCTTGCAAAGCAATAACATTGTTCAAGATAATCTTTACCTTTTTCAGTTTGCGATAATTTATAAACATATGCGTCTTTACGCAATATTAAATAGTCAATATATTTCAAATTTAAAACATCTGTAATTTTCATATTTGCGTAATCGGCAACAGCCTTATCCGTTTGTGTGAGAATGTCGAAAGAATAACTGTCATCTTCAATTTCTGCACAAGGAAGATAGGGGAGAGAATATTTTTTATCAAGTTCTGTCAGTGATTTAAATAGCTGCACAAGTGCAATAATCAAATCATCTACAGAATATTTTTTTATAAGTTTTTTGGCTGAAATCTTTGTTATTTTTGACATATAATCATAAAATATGTTAATTTCAAATTCATTTGCGGTATTATTAAGTATTTTCTGTGTGATTTTAAAAATTGATTGCCCTTGTTTAACTAAATACAATTTCGGACATTCAATCATATTAAATCCTTTAATTTCAAAAGCTGACATTTTATTTCCCGTCAAGTCAAACATTAAAACACCTTCTAAAAAAGCCAGAGAAAGACCTCTGGCTTTTTGTTTATTTCAAATTTTTTATACGGTTGCTTTTTCTGCAGAGGTAAGTTCTTCATAATAATAAATAAGAGTACCTTCGTCATCGCAAGGCTCTGCTTTGATTTCTGCATCAATTACAGAAGCCGAATCTTTCGAAAAGCTGAATGTGCAACCTGCGCTGTTCTTGCCGACAATGAGAACAGTGATGTCACCGTCTTTCTTGTCTTTGTGCTGAAATGCCCAAACATATGATGTTTCATCAGCGTTTGTAATACCACCGATTTTTGTGAGGTAATGATTTCCGTCCTCCGTTGTTGAAACTCTTGCAGTTTCAATAAGATATTTGAGTGTATCCCCGCAAAAAGTCATAAGACCTGCTTTTAAAACCGCATCTTCTGTTGTAATAACCGTTTTACTTACAAGACCAAGGTCGTCTTTTTCAGTTACTGTTTCTTTTGTGTATTCAAGAGTTGCACCGTTTTTAATGTTTGAAAAGCGGTTTTCTTCTTTGCAGATTTCAGAAAGTTCAGGAAGTGTTCCGCTGAAATCCATTCTATACAGACTGCCGCTGCCTAAAACTATTCTTTTCTTTTTCTTACTCATCTTCTTGCTCCTTTTCTGTATATGTAAATTCATATACCGTTTGATAATATTTTTCCGATTGCAGCCAAATTCGTTCAAACTTTGTATAATGAATACCGAGTTTTTTTAACGCTTTTTTAATGCGCTTTTCAGCGGCTTTATCAGGCTTATTAAGTGCATAGAGCTCTATGTCGATTGTGTGAGTTTCAAGTTCACAATCAAAGTCAGAGCCTTCGGTTTCGACCTCATCTGAATAAACGCAAAAGGTTACCGCAGGAGGATTTCTGAAAACAGTTTCTGTATATGTTTTGTCTTTAATAAAGCCTGCAGATGTTAAGATTTCGTCAATCATTTCTTATAACTCCTTCGAGTTCTTTCTCGTATTCAGTTGCAATCTCTTCATATATTTTAGAAATGAAATGCGTTCCCGGTGTTCTCGTTCCGTTTCGGTTTTGGTGACCGTGCTCAAGCAGATGTGTTAATCTGTAGTTTGGGTCTTTAACGTACCAAGTGCCGATTACTTCATTTACCGCATTTGTTTCTGTTGTACTTGAAATGCTGTCAGCAAAATGTTTTCGTCCTTTAATCTTGCTTTTCGGTGCTTTTTCTTTTGTTCTTTTCACGAATTTAGACATTGTCTTTTTTGTGATTTTAAAAGATTTTTCTACAATTTCATCTGAATAAACTTTAAAAACTTTTTGAATTTCTTTTTCTATGTCGCTTGCTTTCACACCTTTAGCCATTTGCGACACCTGTTAATTTTACAGTTTTGTGACTTTCCATATAATCATCATAGTCGTTTATATAAAAGACTTTATTTCTGTAAATAATTCTGAAATTCTGAAAATTGCCGAAAATCTGTTCTAAAGCTGAAAAGTAACGCACTTCAAAAGTTAATGACATACCTGTTCGTTCAGCGCCGTTTTCAGAGAAATTTTTTGCACTCGTTTTGTTGACTTTAGCGTGAAGTTGGAATTCTTTTTCGTATTCGTCAGTATCACTATTGAGTTTTTCGATTGTGATAGGTTTATCAAAAACCATTCTCTTCACGCTCCTTTTCAATCTCAAGTTTGAGTTGTTGTGCAAAGTCGGCTGTCAACTTATTAACACTTGCATTGCTTTTAGCTGACAGTGTTCGAGTGTCGTATAAATCAGCGACTACCCTTAGAGCGAGTTCATGCACTCGCTCATCGTCTTGAGGATAGTTCTTACCGATAGCCCCTTGAAGATATTTATCCGCTGCATTAATGGACCGCTTGATGTTTATTGCTGACATTTCATCGTATTCATCAATGCCTAAAAAAGCATTAACATCATTTATAGTAATAAACATAGCTTATACCTTTTTCGTCTTATTCTGTTACAGTGTATTCACAATAAACGAATGCGTCGTTATCCTTAAGCCTTGTGTCATCGCGCATAATTCCTCTAAAAAGAGTTAAATTCTGCGAGAAAGCATTTAATGAACCCACACTTGCAATGTCGCTGCCCTTAATTTCAAGTGACTGGCGGTCAAATCTCTTTATAGCTTCATGTAAATCACCTACAACAAAAGGAATTTTCTTGTCTGTTGTTTTGAGAACGCTGTTTGGGACATTAACAATCTCAATCACTCTTGCACCAACAGAAAGTTGAAGTTTCTTAGGTTCTGTTGGAATAGGATTGAGAAGAGGTCTGCCATTTGTATCAACGAGATTGTCAAGAAGATCTACACCGTCGTCGTTAGTGTATATTTTACTTGTGTCTGCATACGCAGCGCCGAGAGTAACGTTAACTGCTTTCTTAAGACCTTTGACAACATCAGTGATATCTGTCTTTGCTTTTGTTGCAAGAAGAGCGAGAACATCATTATTGATAGTTGCACGTCTGTTTTTTGCAAACCATTCAACAATTACATTTTCAATATTTTCTGCAGTATCCCTAAGAAGAGAATTTGTTACGGCAAGAACGCCACCTTTATCTGTGATTTCAAATGTCTGCTTTTCAAATTTCGGTTCAGCGATTTCAGCAAAATCACTACCTTCGTCAACCTTTGAAAAACCTGTAACGTCTGTTTTCTTCTGATAAATTCTTGAACCTTTTGGGGTAGTAACAGTTTCCTTGTCAATATAATCTTCAAAACTAAAATCAGCTGTTTTGTACTGATTAATTTTTGTCTGAATATCTTCAGGGACAGTGTAACCGCCGTCGTCGTTCACACCCTCTGACAGTTTTTTTGTTGCAAGAAGTTTAATGTCATTTGCGAACTTCTCTGTTGAGTTTGTTCCTTTTCCTTTTTCGCTTTTGTGTTCGTCAAATTTCTGACCCGCTGCAATTTTATCATTTTCAAGTGCTTTCTTTTCTGCTTCAAGTTCAGACTTAAGTATTTCGATTTCATCAAAAAGTGCATTTGCTTTCTCAATGTTCTTGCTTTCACCGTCAAGGAAAGACTTAGCCTGTTCGTTTTTAGCCTTAATTTCCTCAATTAACGCTCTGATTTTCTTATTCATTCTGATACCTCCGTAAAAATATAATTTTCATTTACTTTTGCTTTTAAAAACAAATTGTTTGTGCTTTCTTCAACTTCATTTTTCGGCTTTTCAAACATCTTTTCAAAAGTTTTAACAATTCCTGCTCTTGGCTGAGCCGGAACGACAACGAAAGAAAGTTCATATGCTTCTTTGCAACCGTCAATAATCAATTTACAGATTTTTTCTTTGCTATCAACAAGATATTTTCTTCCATTCCAATGATTGCAAAATTCTTTTGTGTTATCAACCCCACAAATGTTGCAAATCAATTTTGACGGAACGGTAGATGTCGAAATTTCTTTATGAATGCCGCCTGCAATATCTTTGATTAAATCAGCGTTGCTTGCAGTTTTAATCATATAGATTTTTGCAATCAGTTCAGCGTGATTTTCGCCAAGCTCTGTTTTATCTTCACTTGTTACAATTTCTGTGTCGTAAACTCGAGCTATCTGTTTTTCAGCTGAACCTTTATGATCAAAAACAAAAGTTTTTCCAACATATAAGGATTTGAGGTCCTGCAAAGCTTTTGTGGTAAATGGCATATAGTTCCTGTCGTCTTGCTCATTATCAGCAATCATTGCTTTAAAAACAAACACATCGTCCGCAGTCACGACAGACAAGGTATGTTTGTTGATTTTAGCAAGTTCTTCATCACTGAGTTTGAGTGAGCTGATGTTTGCAGTCTTTTCAACTATTCCTTTCATCAGTTTTTACCTCCTTCCTCATAGTTTGGTATATATTGAGCACCTACAGCCGTAATCGGTATGCTTGCACCGTTTCCGATGAGGACATCTCCACCTTCACGGTTTGATAAATCAAGCTTTGCTCTTGCTTCGTTTGGTGTCATCATAAAACTGTTGACTGCAGTAGAAAGTGTTTCAACTTTGTTTCTAAAATCAGCTCTTAAAATAACATCAACATTAAATTTAGCGTAATATTTGTCGCTTGTGATTAATTTGTATGTTATTTCTTCTTCATATTGCTTTATGATATAGAGCAAAGTATCAACTAAAAATGATAACTGTTGACTTTCAGCGCTTGCGTAGCTCGATTTTGTATAATCGCCAATTTGCACAGGTTTAATTCCGAAAGCGGCTGCGACTTGCAAAGCTGAATACTGTTTTAATTCTAAAAATTGATTTTCGGATAGCCTTGTATTTGCTAAGGTTTCCATTTTTGTGCTGATTGGCAACGGAATAACATTTTTAATTCCGTTTTTTTCGTACTTTCCGTCAATAAAATTTTGAATACCTTTAGAAAATGTTTTTACAAGGTCGTCATTTAAATCGCCTGTATAATAAACCGCTGCTTTGCCTGAAAAGCCGTTATCATATAAATTGTTTATCATCTTTTGACTTTTTATATTTGCATTTATTGTTTCTGAAAGAACTGTTTTAACTGCTTTTCCTACAATACCGTCATATGTTGCTGAATTTCTAAAATGCAAAACTTCATCAGAAGATAAGATGTATCTTTTCCCGTCATTACCTGCATAGATATAATAGACATCGTCTACATCGCGCAAAATGTGAGCATTATCATACCAAAGTTCAACAGCAGAAGAGGGGAGAGGGTAAAGCTGCATATCTCTGCCGGCACCGACTATCATTGCGTACGCATTGCCATAATGATTTCTGTTGAATTCCATTGTGCTCCAAAAAAACGAAGCTGGCATATATGCATTCGGTCTGTCGTGTAAAACTTTCCAGAGCGGATGATTATATTCTTCTCTTACGCCGCCTGTTGTAGGATGACTAAGAACTTTTAACGGCATTTTACCAATTGCTTCACTTAAAGTTTTTAGACATGCATAATATGTAGCGTTTGACAAAGCACTCTTAGGAGTATTTTCAACATCAATTCCGAGAAAATCAGCAAGTTGATACCATCCGTCAGTATTTTTCTTTGTCTTTTTAGCTTTCCAACTGTTAAAAAAACCCAACTATAGCCACCCCATTTCTTTGATATATTTTTCAATTTCAGCTTGTGAATTAATAATTTCGCTATTTTTATTTTTCATAGCTAAATAATGAGAATCAATACAAGCATCAACAGGATCAATCCTGTTTGTATTTTTGAAATCCCTTTTTTCAATTTTGATTTCATCAAAGCTGTTTTTAACCGTAACGGCGTTTGCAAATGAATATTCAAGTAATGTGTTTTTTGCATTATATCTGATTTTGCCGCTTTTAATTAAAAGCCTTAAATCAACAGTAGCATCGTTTAAATTCCTTGCTGATTGTGTTATTACAAAAACATCACATCCAAAATCTTCAAGTTCGGATAATATTCCGTCTGCGTTATGCGGATCAATTCCAATTCCTCTGAATTTTAAATTGTATTTTTGTTTAAGCCTTTTTAAATCTTCAATGATAAATTTGTAATCGTTTTTGTAATCACTGTCTGAACCTGTAACAGTAATTAAACCTTCTTGTTCCCATAAATCGTAAGGAACAAGGTCACTTTCGAGATGTTCTGCAAAGCGACCACGGGGCATATATGAATGAGAATCAAAAAACAAACTTTCTCCTGCCAAAACTTCTATTGAAAATGAAGTCAAGTCACCACCTGATGAAAGGTCAAGTCCTACATAGCATTCATAACCTTTATAATTTTCAAGTGATTCTTCAATCGCACATTTTTTCAAGTCTTCCGGACTAATGTAGTTGTTGTCACTGTTTGTTGCCCACATGTTGAGTGATTTTACAATGTAGTCTATTTTTTCTTGACCGCCCATATTTTTTGCTGTTTCGGCTTCAACGAGAATGTTTTTTATTTTTTCTTCATCACCGATATAAAGAGGGTTTGCTTTCAGTATGTTTTCAAGTTTGTAGATATTGTCACCGTCATCAAGAGTGAAAATGTCTACAAATATGTCATCTGCAACAATTATCCCTTGCAAGACTTTAATGCAATAATCATCAAATTCTTTACAAAAGGACCGAGGATTTTTACCCCGTGTGGTAATAATCGATAAAAGCGTTTCTGGCAAATTTCGTGTACCTTTGTACAAAGCGGAATAAATGCTATTATCTTTGTGCTGATGTAATTCATCAAGACTTGTAAAAATAGCTCTGAATCCGTCGTCAAGACCGCCTTCTTTTGAAAGAGCTTCAATCTTGCAGCCTGTATTCAGAGCTGTAATAGTTGAAATGTAATCTTGAATTTTGAAGTATTCTTTTAAATCTTCGTCAACTTCAATGAACTTTCGCATTTCATTCCACGCTATTTTGGATTGCCTTTTTTTCGTTGCAGCGGTAAAAAGCAAACCGTCTTGATAGCCAGAAAAAGCAGCTATGTACGGACCCATTATTCCATTTTCAAAACTTTTTCCGTTTTGCCTTGCAACTGATTTATATCTTCGCCGAAATCTTCTGTAACCGTTTGTTTTTAACCAACCAAATGTACAGCCTAAATCAAATATTTGTGATGGAATGAGTTTAACCGGCTTTTGCTTAAAGCCTTCTTTGATTGTTAATGTTTCAGCAAACTTGAGAATATTCTCCGCTGCTTCTGCATTCCACACATATTCGAAATCCTCTGTGCCTTGTCGTTTTAAATCATTTAAATGTCTTTGGCAAGCTAAAATGTGTAATTTACAACAGTATTTTACTTGATTGTTTACGACAGCTTGAGCATACTCTGTTACTCTGTCATTCATAAGTTTTAACCAACTTCGTATTTTGCAAACTTGTTTTCTTTAGCTTTTTCTGCTGTTTTTGGAACAACAAGTTTACAACGGCTCGAAATAGTCATTCCAAGGTCAACTGCACATTGACGACATTGTTTAAAAGCTCTATCTTGATTTTTATAGTATGCATCAAGCACATAAGGGTCTTTGATTACTTCGGATTTTTGGATTTGTTTTGATAATTTTACATACATTTCATACGCAATAACATATCGAGCAATAGCATCTGTATCTGTTATATTTACAATTTTTAGTTCTTTTAATTGCTCAACAATTAAACAGAATCTCTCACGCTGTTTTTTTGTTGTTAAACATTCAGGCGGTGAGAGATTATCGCATACAGGCTTAATTTCGTTGTTTTCTCGTTCGGCAATTTCTGCTTTTGTTAAATGTTTTTTACCTTTAGCTTTTAAAAGTTCAATAGGTTGTCGTTGTCCTGCCATAATCTCACCTCCTGTTTTTGAACGCCGTGGGGAGTTTTTTCTACAAAAAGGTTACCTGCACCGTTTCCTTTTTGGTTGTCGTGAATTTTTTTGACTACCCCTTACTGTTTTTTGGTAAAAACCGACGGTGCTTGAGATTGTGACACTTTGTACAAAGTGATTGTGTGTTCGAAAAATCAAGTCGCATTTTCCAACCTTCATCGGTTTGAATTGGTATAATATGGTCCACTTCTTCTGCAAGTTGACCACATCGTCGGCATTTATATTTATCTGTTTGAAGCCTTTTCCGTGCGAGCATTTTCCATTCTTTCGATTTGTAAAAATTACTGTACTTTGGATTTCTTTTTCGATTATATTTTGCAGATAATTTAGCTTTGTTTTCTTTTTCTCTCTCAGCAGCAATCGACTTACATCTGTTGCAGTATCTTTCACCGTAAGGAATGAAAACATTACATGTAGCACATTTTTTTAATAGCACTTTTGACCTCAAAAAATTAAAATAAAATTTTATAATTTTATTTTAAAACTTATTTTGTCCGCAATGTTGTACAAATGAAAAATATTTTTATCTTTTAATATAAATGTCAAGTAAATCATCAGCTGATACTTCAAGAGCAATTGCTATTCTCTTAATTGCAAAGGCGCTCGGTTGAGTTCCTTTGAGATATGCGCATATTGAAGTTTTTGAAACACCTGATATTTCTGCTAAATTTCTCGCATTAAGTTTTCTTTGACACATTATTTTTTTTAGATTTTTAGAAAAACTTAAATCAACTCTAAAATGTTGTCCGTTTTTTTCTGACATTTAAACCAAACTCCTTCCGTACCGCTGCGTTTGATAATTTATTAATTGATTTTTTTGCGTAGCTATTTCTGCTGCTTTTTTGATAAGGATTTCAACATTGTCGCTCATTTTACAATCTCCTTTTTAAGATAGATTGTTTAAATTTCTTTTTGCTTGTTATACCATTCAGCAAGGCGACGGGCGTATCTGTCTGCCATTGTCGCCCCTTTTTCTTTCAAGTCGTCGGGTAACTTATCAACAAGGCTGTAACACTCGTCAACTTGTGCTTTATATTCTGCTGTTTTACTGCCTTACTGATAATCTCTAAAAGACCAACATTCACGGGCTTGTCTTGCGGCGGTTTCGTTAATTTCATAGTATTTCATTTTATTAACCTCTTTCATCTGTTTGATTTTTTCAAAGTTAGTCATTGTGTTTACACCTCACTTTAACAATTCGTCTGTTGTAATGTTAAATAAATCTGATATAGCTATTATGGTTTCGATATTAGGCTCAAATTTTCCCTGCTCATAGTGAGATATACTTGTTCTGCTCAAATAGAGCTTTTCGCCCAACTTATCTTGCGTTAATCCATTTTTAAGTCTTAACGCTTTTAGCTTTTCGGGGAATGCCATTATTTTTCACCTTCCGTTTCATCAGACCAATCTACCTTCTGCCCACAATTATAGCAGTAATTCAATAAGCCGTTGCCTACGAACTCCCTTCCGCAGTTAGGACATTCGTATGTAGTCACATAACGGGTAACCTGTTCATCAGATTTAATAGGCTTTCTCGGTTGACTCAGATCTAATATTTTTTCAAAATTGTTGTAATCTTCTTCGGTTTCACAACCATAATTTTGCTTGATATTTGAAACAATTTCACTTGGATTTGTAAAGATTTTTTTATCTTTGCAGTCGATTTCGATAATTCTGTTGACCGCACCTCCGCCTGATTTTTCCGAACTAATCGGAAATTCTCCTGATGTTAATATACAGTTTTTCCAAGTTGCAATTTTTTGAACTCCTCCGTGCAGTCAACTGCATTATTGCAAATAATATTGCTTAATCGTTGAGCGAAACGAAATAATATTTATGTTTTTTCTCAAATTTAAGCGGATTATATACTTTGCAAAATTTGCCGCTAAAACAGCGTTTTACTTTTTGCTTAACTTCGCAATAACTATTTCTATAATATTCACAAGTAGCACAACATCTGTGCTTTTGCCTGTATTCATTAGGTGTCATTATTAATCATATCCTTTCTACGGTATTTGTGATTATCGATTGCCAAATAGGTAAAATAAAACGACGCTCCAGTGAAGTCATTAACCCACATTTCGTCACGCACAAGATAATAGCCTTGTGGAATTTGCAAAGCCTCGCCTTTTTCAAGTTTTTTAAATTCTCTCTTTTTGCCTTCAATTACTGTAACGGTTGGTTTTGTGAGATTGCGTGATGTTTTGAGTCTTTTTGTACCAACAACATCTTTGCGAATGTATTTTGCTAAATCAGCAAAATTGCCGTCTTCATACAATGGTGTGAGATTAATTCCGTTGCTCCACTGCCACATCTTCATGGCTATGTCTTTTACACAATCCTCAATGATTATGTGCAAATGCCAGTTGCTACCACGCTTACCACACTCGCAGAAACCGATGTACTTAAACTGCAAGCATTGCTTTTTTGCGTGATATTTAATGCGTTTGAAAAAATTGCTTACAATCTTTTCAAATTCTTCTTCTGTGAAATTTTGATACGGTGCTGAAAATCTTACCCACCAGTCACCTTGCTTGAAATTCGCAAGAATTAATCTCTGTGTATGCTGCTCACCTCTTATGCGATTAGCCTGCGCCATTTTTTCTGATGTGATTGCTCTGTTGATACTGCGTGACATATTTTTCTTGTTACGCTTGCGCAAACTTTGATAGTATTTAATTTCAAGCATCGGTCCGGATTGGATCTCACATTTGTATGTAAACATTTTAAACTTCCTATTATATATGTAAAAACAGTTTTCGTCACTTAATTAATTACTTGAGCAGGATACGCAAGGGCTTTTCAGCCCCTGCATTTTTTGATTTTTATTTAAAATATTCAAGATATGATTTTGCGATACCTTGACAATTTTCAGACTTTACAGGTACACGGTGAGCAATAACATTGAGATTGTCACAATCGAGCTCTTTGTATATTTCCGCTGCTCTGTTCTCTTCTGTGGATTTATAGAATTTAAAAAGCATATCTACAAAAGGTATATTGCCAAAACGGTCGAAGAAGAGTTTTTCATTTTGTGTAAGAGCTTGTACACATTTCTGTTTATACTCTTCATCAGCTTCTGCTTTTATAAACAATTGATTATATACATCTTGTTTTGTAAATAAGTCAATAATCTCGATAGCTGTTTTTAATGCATCAGTATCTTTGTTATTAATTTGATGTGCAAGTTCTGTAAGTTTGCAAGATGTTTTTCTCGTTCGTTTAATCCATTCACGGTGCTCAATCTCTGCGAAATATGTTTCTGTTCTGAATCGTCTGTATTCGCTCAATAACTTGTATTTGACCTGCACACAACTTTTAGCCGAGAGCAAGCCAATCTTGCCACAACTGTATATAGCTGACATTGACAAAACAAACCACCTGTTGTATGTATCAAGACTGTTTATTATATCTGTATCAATTTCACCTGCGATAAATCCGACCGCAAGTTTGTCAAGTTCACTCAGAGTGTCAAAATTACTCTCTTCTGTGACTTCTTCGACTTTGGTTTCTGCTTTTTCGTTTTCCATTGTTATTCTCCTAAATTAAGATATTTAAGAATTTTATCCTGCGCTTTTTTGCAGCCATAGCAAACAGCGACTGCATAGCCTTTTTCATTCAGCTTTGCAAGCCACTCGTCTTGCTTTGCTGTTGTCTTGTTCTTGCCAAATTTAAGCTCTATAAACAGTCCGTGATAACCTCCACGGGCAACCGGCAAGCATATGTCCGGTACACCTGCACGCACACCTTGCTTTTTTAAATTAGCTGCTTCAACCTTGTTTCGACTACCTCCATTAGGGATGTGGAACATCATATCCAATTCGGGATATTCAGTTTTCATAAAATCAGCCCACCGAAAGAGCTTCTTTTGTTCGTCTGCTTCATACTGTTTCATTGTACTTAATCGAACCTCCTAAGGCATTTAGTGCTACTCTTGATTGCGAGTATAGTTTTTCAATCTTATTTACAAATTCGTCGTTAATCACATCAACAGGAGCAATAAATGCATATGCTATCAAGCCAAACTTGACGCATACATATTTCTTGCCATTAATCCCATCTCTTATAGTCAAACGCATATCGCCATTTGGCATATCGGTAAACGGAGCTAAATATTTTATATCAACAAATAAAATTCCCTCTTCGGTCGAAATCGGTATGACTATCTTATCTTTGATTGCTATTGTAATATCCCACATCTCAGCATCTGATTCATTTGGATCACTGTCAGACACTAAGATTGGAGGAGTGCCAACAAAAAATTCAAAGCAACATTTGTTTCTCTGAGTATCGTTAATATCATAGAGCTTGCATATGCTGTCTTCTGTCAGCATTGGTAAACCTGTGATAGGGTAGTAGGCTCTTCCGTCAGAAAGCCACTGCTCATCATATTCGGCTTGATACACATAAAAGACTCCACTTTTCTTGCAGATGTCAAAGCACTTTTTTGTTTTCATTATTTTTTAACTTCCTTTCTGTCACAGTCGGGTATAATTTTACCTATTCGGACTAATGCTGTGTACATACCGTAGCTGTAGTGAGTTTTATGCTTTTTGTTGTATTCGTCGATTTCACGCTGTTTTAAATCCAAGTTGTCAAGTTTTCTCTTTTTCATATGTATATATCCTCTCTATAAAAGTTAAAAGAGCAGTTGCACACCACTCCTCTGCTCCTCGCTGAGCAGCGTGTAAAATGCCTGCAATTCTCACAGCTTTTCATCTTCACTGTCCGCCTTTAGCTTTATGTACTTAAGCAGTACAGCCGAGGCCTCCTCCCAGCCATAGCAAACAAGCGCCAAATTGCCCTGCTCTCTCAGTCTCTTTATCCATTTTCGCTGCTTTTCAGTCGCTTTGTTGTTGCCCACCTTGAGTTCAATGTAAAGTGCGTGATATTTCCCCCTCGATACAGGCAGGCACAAATCAGGCACACCGGCTCTCACACCTTGCCTTTTAAGGTTAAACGCCTCTTTCTGATTTCTCTTGCCACCATTTGGTACATGATACAGCAAGTCAAGCTGCGGATAAGTATTTCTCGCATACGCAACCCAGTTGAATAGCTTAATCTGCTCATACGCCTCATTTGTCATTCAAGCACCTCCAAATCACCAAGATAATCAGCCACAATTCCGTACGCTATCACCATTCCTTCGCTTATGTAATAATGTTTGTCCTTTCTGCTTTTGCTGTCATTATATCCGCTCATCTTCTCCTGTTCACTTTCTATGCGTTCTGATATTTCAGCTTTTAATTCGTCAAGTGTCATTAATTTTCACCGTCCTCAATAGGAATAGGCTGATTCCAACACATAACGCAGTTACCGTCATTTCTGCAATCATCTATGCTCATAAGCCCTAAACGATAAGGGCAAAAATTGGGCGTTCCGTTATTGTCAAGTGAAATATTCGGAAAATGCTCCAATAACTCACTCAAATAAGTTTTCTGTGGGTGTTCGTCACTCCACTTCTGAACGATTTTGATTGCTTTTTCGGGATAAATCCTTTCAAAGTCAGAACACAACATCGTAGAACCATTATTTAAATGGCTCAAAGGGCAGTCAGCACAATTAAGTTTACATGCATATCCACCGTGATTTAGTTTATGTTTTTTCGTCATCCTTTGCTTTTCGGCAAAGTAATTTTCAGTTCTTGAACAATCAATCATTTTCTTTATCCTCCATTCGAGCTCCGCAGTAATACCAGGTCATAATCAAAAAGCCTACTCATAATATCCTCCTTATTTATAGCCGTCCGTAATAGCATTACTGCTGTCTGCATAATCGTAACTAAGTGTACTTTTGTAATTCTTCTTGTTTTTTCGCCTCTTTGCGCTTTAGAAGAGCTTTTTTCCGAGCTATACGCTTACTTTTTTCGTCTGCTCGGTATTTTGCAAGCTCCTGCTCGGTCATACGGCGAACTTCCTCGTCCCACAAGTACAGCTTTTTAAACGGACAATTAGCATTAACCCATAAATACTTACCACTCTGTTCGTCAACCTTTATAAAGTGCTTTGCTTTCCATTGATTTTCAGTAATTAAAGTCCTACCTTCTGGAACACTGATATGTATTGATTGCTTTATACATAGTCTCTTTTGCGGTCATTCTTCTACTGCCTCACTTTCAGTACCATTTTTCATAAAAAGTAGCCAATGTGTTTTATTCAATTTTCCACTTTTATGCCCAAAAAGTGGCGGTATTGGTGATAATTTAATTATCTCGTTAGTTTTAACATCCGTTTCATTCCATTTAAAAACCAAAATTCCATATAGTTTCAAAATTCTGAAACATTCCCTAAACCCTTGAGATAAATCATCTTTATATGTATGTGGGTTAAGTTTACCGTACTTTTTTGCCAACCAAGATTTATCCCCTACTTTGATTAGATGCGGTGGGTCAAATACTACTAAATTAAACGTATCATCTTTAAAAGGAATATTCCTGAAATCGGCTACAACATCAGGTTTGACTTCAAACGCTCTACCGTCACAAAGAGTATCAGTAAATTTACGGTTATCCATGAAGACTACATCTGGGTTATGTTTATCAAAGTAAAACATACGTCCTCCACAACAAACATCTATGCAATGATGTACTTTCATTTATTTTAATTCTCCTTTAAAATTCCATCTTTTGTAAAAGTACGTCCGCACTCTCCGCATTTTACACATACAATTCCGTAACTGTCTGGGTTTTTGCATTCGTCACTAGCATAATAATCTGCAAACAAGTTCTTTTTATCGTAATCCTTAAATTTTTCAAGCTCCTTTTCCATACGATACAGTTCAAAATCTATTATTTTGCCCTTAATCTCTCTCGCCGTCAATTCGTATCTACCTCACTTTCAAGCCATTTTTTGATTGCATATACGCAATCTGTTCGAAGGTTGCTAGATGTACAATGCGGTGCATAAAAACTTTGATATGAACAATGGTTGCAGTATGTAAAATGTTTTTCACTTGCATCAAGCAACATTTCCGCCATATCCTCAACGCTCATCTGCTTTATCTTTTCAAAATTTGTCATTTTGCCTGTTCTCCTTTATCAAACAACATCTTTTATATTTCTTTCCGCTTCCACAAGGACAAGGTGCGTTCCTATGACTATTCTTAGGTGGGTGATATGTAACGGTAGCGAGAAAAGATATACTACAATCTCGTGTATAATGATCACATATGTCAGCAGGTTCTTTAGTTATATGGGCTTTCATTCTTGCTCACTCCTTATCCATTTTTGCACCGCAATGTGGGCAATAGTTTTCAAATTGATAACGGTTGTTAATGACTTGATAAACAACCTCTCTCCCGCAAGTTAAGCAGTATGCTTCCGCTTCACCTACTTTTCTGACTTCCTTTTTTACCCACTTTGAGAGTTTAACTTCGTCAACAACTTTAAGTTTAATTTTTATACGACTGATTTTTTTAATGTGGGACAATCTAAAAACACAATTACTAACAACCTTATCCCCACAAGTGCAGAAATATCGTAACTTTGGTATTGACAAATTAGCGTCATTTTCAAAGGCTTTTTCACCTGTTTTATGTAAAATGCCCTCAATCACCGTTCCGTCAAAAAGTACGATTTCAACATATTTCCCTAAATGTCTTTCGAGTTCATATCTTGTCATAATTTTTACTCCTTTAAAGTTCTGACTTTTTCGCCATATCTGCGAGTTTGACCTCTGAATAATATTTCTCTCATTTACTTTCACTCTCCTTAATAGGCTGATTCGTTATTTGTTTCATCAAGTCTCTTTTCCATCTAATTTTCTTCTCTCTCGGTACACCGTTATCACGACATCTGTTTCCGCTCCATATCACGCCTCCCGCACTTCCTTCGCAGACAAAATTGCTTGCTCGTAAACTCACACCACTCTCCGATTGCAATGTGTATGTTATTATCTTTTTATAGCCCATATTTTTTGCAATTCTACAGCACGCACCGTATAGCATACTACACCCATTCTTGTATCCATCAAGTACGCAAACCCTGTTAATTTCGCACGTTTCGCCATTATCATAATATCTGCTCACAGGTCTGCCACATACAGCACAACCAATTAATTTTGCATTATCATACAACCCAACGCAAAACTTACATCCTACAGTCGCATTATGATGTCTGTGATTTAAATTGATAAAGTTACTTGCTTCTCTAAATGTCACAGGCTTAATTTCCATCACTCTTCACCACCCTCAATAGGCTGATTCCAACATTCTACGCAGCCGCCTACTCTACAAGTCTTTATATCTGTCAAGCCTAACTTCCGAAGGCATATTTCAGGTGTTCCATCGTGAACAAGAGGAGCATTCGGATAGTTTTTTAAAAACTCACTTAAATAAGTTTTTGGTGGGTGTTCATCCGACCATTTCTGCACAATTGCAATTGCTTTTTCGGGATAGCATGTTTCAAAGTCCGAACACAACATCGTAGAATCATTATTTAAATGGCTCAAAGGGCAGTCAGCACAATTAAGTTTACATGAATATCCACCGTGATTTAGTTTATGTTTTTTCGTCATCCTTTGCTTTTCCGCAAAGTAATTTTCAGTTCTTGAACAATCAATCATTTTCTTTATCCTCCTTATTTATAGCCGTCCATAATAGCATTACTGCTGTCTACATAATCGTCACTAAGTGTACTTTTGTCATTCACAGAGTTAAGATGTTTTTGTATGTGCATGTTATAACGACCGCTTGCTTTCGGTCCATTTGATATGATTATCCGCCTTAACCGGTCGCTCTTTGATACCAAGGTCGCATATTCTTCTTTGTATAGCTCCTTCAGTTCTTTGAAGTTTCAGAGACAGTTCTTTGTAACTGTATTTATATTTACTAAGCAATCGCATAAGTTCTTTATCTTCAAACTCACTCCAAGGAGTTCTTTTAAACTAATATGATTTTTTTATATCTTTGCGCCTTTTTTCATCAACCCACTTTGGTTCTTTACCTAAACTGTTCCTCTGAAAGCTGCTGAAATCAAGAAAATTCATATTTTCATATGCCCACTTCCAAAACTCATCTATAAGAATCATATTAAAAGTTTGTTTTCCACGCTTTACTTTGTGTGTTTTCAATCCTCTGTTTTTAAGCCAGGATACATTTTTATATGAATCTGAGTTTATTCCTAAAGCAACAAACAATTGATGTTTTGTAATGTAAATACTATTATCAAGAAAAGCTCCCAGCTTAAGTCTATTAACTTTTTGAATTACAGAACTTTTGCTTCTTTCAAGTTTTGTACAAATTCTTTCAACACTTGAATTGCCCCACATTTCGCACAAACTGTTGACATCATCATCTGTCCAGTTTCTTCTCATTTTTCTTAACTCTCTTTTCACTCACAACATCTGATATAATCTTTCCTGCACGCACTAAAGCTGTGTATTCGCCGTAGCTGTAATATGTGTTATGTATTTTGTTATACTTAGCAATCTCAAGACATACCAAATCAAGATGATCAAGTTTTTTCTGTTTCATATTCTCACCTTACCAATCATTTTCTCCGTCTATTGTTAGCTGCCCTGGCAGAACATTGTCCTCCATCCACCAGTGATACACATCTATTCCTGATTGCCACGTATTAGTTGTTAATCCTGCTTGCTTGCGAACTTCTAACATTCTGTCAAACGCTCTGATATACAAATTTCTGTATTTAGGATACAGTGCAAATTCTTTGTATCTTCCTTTTCCTACCATAGGGCAGCCAACGCAACCTACTCTGTGAAAGCCACACTTATACAAAGGATTTAAATTTATATGTTCTTCTTTGATATAGTCTTTTACATCGTCATTTGACCAATCACATATGACATTGAATACCGTTTTCCCTTGTAGTTGACAATGCTCAACGATTTTTCTCTTTTCGTCATTATCGTTGTTAATGATAATTCTCTTTGAGATGTCTTTACTCCAAGTCTGAATAATTCCGCTTTTAGCTCTGTTGGTGCTTTCCGCTCTTCTTACGCCTGTCACAATCGCTCTGTTGTGTCCTGCTGTTTCTTTCAGTATTGCACAACAATATCGTGCATGGCGAGTGGGTGGGATTTTCTTAGCCGGAATCAAGCTCCACATACTGACAGATTTACCTTTGAAGGTTGGCATTTGCGTTGTACACTTAATTCCTTTAGACTCCAGCTCTTTGAACTTTCGGTGAATGTGATAAACGGTTTCGGGCGCATCGGCAGTTGTATGACTATGTAAAACCTCAAAATCTATACCTGACTTAAGCGCAAGGTCTAAAATTATTTCGCTATCTTTGCCGCCGGAATAGCATAGTAGCAAAGGCTTATTATAATAATATCTACTAATCTGAGCACCTTCTTGCAATCGCTCAATACTCATCTTCTCTAAGTCTTTCATTTTCTGCTCCTCAACAAAAAAACTTAGAGCAGCCGCACCTGCTCCGCAGTAACATTATGCAAGTCAGTAATATTATTAAATTTTAGGAAGAATAATCAACGAAAGTTGTACTCTCTGATATATAGTAAAGCCGTGCGGAGCTTACTAACTGATTAATTAAGATTTGCAATTGTATCGCTTAAAAATGCTTTCGCAATCTGCTTGAGTTTCTCACCCTTAGTAGGATTTGTTTCAATAATTTTTTCAACGCTGTTAATAAACTTTTTGAGATGTGATTGTAATTCGTTGAAGTAAAGAGTTGCTGTCACAAGGTCGGCATCTGCATTTTTGTCAAGCTTGTTTGCCAACTGTTCTGCTTTTTTAATAGCGTCTGCTTTTTCTTTGTCGATTGCTTCAAGCTTAGCTCTGTATGTTTTTTCAAGCTCATCCTTAACACTTGTCTGTGCTTTTTCTGTAGCTTGTCTGACAGCTTCTTCAACAGCGTTTTGTTTTTCTTTTTCAAATGACGCTTTTAAGCTGTTTATTTTGCTTTTTGCCGCTGCTTCAATTTGCGCTTGCGTTGGTTCTTGTACAGCAACCTCAACAGGCTTGCTTTCGAGTTCTTTAATTCGTTTGTGCAATAACTTGTTTTCCTCTGCGAGATTTTGTTTATCTGCTTGTAACGATTTCTGTGCGTTGTTGCTGTCGTTAAGCTCATCACCGAGAAGAGCAAGCTGTTCACCTTGCTGCTTGCTTTTTTCGACAAGTTCTTTAATTTCTTTGACCGACATACCTGCAAGGTCATTTTCTGCAACAAAATCATCTCTGTCTACAGCACATACTTCTGTAAGTAATTGCAATTTAGTAATGCCAAGCTGTGCATTTGACTGCAAAACCGTACCGCCGAGTTTTTCATATGTGCTGATGTAGTTGTATGCTTGTCTGCGTTTAATGCCGCAGGCTTGCTCTGTGTATGTATCAAATGTTTCAAAGCCGAGCGCTTCGTATAAGTGCTTATCTCTCATTAATTTAAGATTTTCACACAAGCTAATCATTGCATTTGCAGCTGTCTGCTCTGCTGTGATTATTTTTTGATGTGTACTTAGTGCTGAAATTGTATCTGCTGACATTTCAGTGATGTTGAAATCAGCTATACTCATTATGCTGCTGCTGTCTGACATTTTTCTTTACTCCTTTTTAACGGTCCTATTTTGGTTTTATACCATTTATCCATAAATTTTTTGACTTCGTTCGGATATGAACAATTTTCAAATCCTCTGCACTGCTCAATTCTAAGTGTCACAGGATTAAGTTCAAGCGTAAAGTAAGGTTTTTCTTTTTCACTTGTCTTACGAACGAAAAGTATAATTGTCTTTTCTGTTGCTACTTTTTTTGCATAGGTCGCTACACAATGGCATAGTGTTTTACCCTCGTTTTTTAAGTCATTGTGTCTTCTTGGCGGCATAATACAGAAGTCTTTATCTTCATAGCTGTATAGATTACTATATTTTTCATATTGTCGAGCTATCTGCGGAAGTTCTCCTTCGCTGAATTTTTTGTCGTTGACTATATCCGACGCTAAATCGTGAGCCTGCTTAAAATTTTTAGGGTAGAGGACTTCTAAATTCGATAAGTCATATTCGAGCAAGGTAGCGTTTTCTATATAGTCTTTATAATCTCTAAAAAAGGTTCTTCTTGGATCCCAATAATAGTAGTTATCGTACGGTTTTGCGCAATTTTCGCTTTCCCATCTGCGGAAAAATTGACAAAATTTTCTTAGAGAACTGTATTCTAAAATTCTTAATATATCATTAACATCACAGTCGATCATTGAACGAATTACAAAAAATTCTTTTAACTCTTCAATGTCAATTTTTCTGCCTGTTTGTTTATACGCTTTGTATAGTTTGAATTCGCATAATTTTGGGTTTAACTGTTTTAAAATTTTTAAATCGTCTTTAGTAATTCCGAAACTTTTTCTCAAAGACCCTTTTGCTAAATCAAATTCAGTACATCTGTATGTGTATGTAATGACATCTCGTGCAAGATTAATTAAGCCGTTGTCGATTATATTGTTAAGACTTGCAACTTGATTGACTGCGTTATACAAGTTTTCACAACCGACAGGATTGCATAACCTCGCTATCCTGCCGTAGTCGATATGCCACTTGTTAAATCCTTTTACACGCTTAAATATCTTATTGAGCGTGCCGGGGTAGAGTGGCAAACTTGAGTTTACACTTCTACAAAAATCCTTTCGCCAGTCACCGCCTTTGTAATCTTCGTCATATGTGTATTGTTCCTGCACTCGCATTTCTTGTCCGTCAAAGTCGCAAGTTGTTCTTGAAAGTTCTTGCATACTGATGCGTGGCTTAATTCTGCCTTGAATGTATGCGTAGTTGACAATAAATTCACGAGCACAAAATCTTGTTCCTTTGAACGGTTGTAGATACATTATTGTTTCTCTGTTACAAAAGCCGTTTGAATTCAAATATTTTCGATATGGTTTTGCGGTACATTTTTTGTGGCAAATAGGACAAGTGACTTTATCTCCGCTGCGTACATTTTTAATAGTAACCTCGTTACCGCACACGGAACATCTTGCAGTAGTCTGCTTTTTGCTGTTGGCATCATAAAACATATATCTGCTATATGCCATTACGGTATTATCAATCCATTTATGTACTGACTGCGGCAGTGGGCGAATTTCTGCTAATTCATAACTTATGCTGTCTTTAATTTTTTGATATTTATCTTTGAGCCTTTTTTGCCTGACTGCTTTTTGCCAAGCTATTATTTTTCTGATGCCTTTACCTTTTGCATATGATTTAGTATCTGACAAATACTCATCAATCACATTATCAGTATCAGCACTGAACGGATAATAGAATCGACGGCAGTAATAATCAACCGGCAAACTGCTTTCACTGACTGTGCCGTCTGATTTAACGATAAACCATTTGTCATCACCTTGCTTGTTTTTTCCGATGAACAGTCTATAGAGGAACTCCGCCGCCGGGGCAGGCTTAAACATATCAATTATAAGAGTTTTTTCACCTGTTGACTCATCAATAAAGGCATCATAAACATAATTGTATTTGTGTGTCGTATAATTGCCATACTTGTCTTTATGCTGAAACTCAACTACTGCTTGCATTGCAGGTACATCAGCACGGTTTTTGTTTATTTCTAACGCTAACAGCTTTTTTCTCTGCATTTATACTCACCTCACAGTAAATCCATAAGGTTTATAAAGCCTTGCTCTTCGGTAGATTTGGCAGGAGCAGGGGAGGTGCTGTTCATTCGCCACACTTCCGGAGGCAATTCGCTCGGTTTTGGGATTGAGTAAAAGTCGCAAATAGCATTCATAACTTCAACAGGATTTGCGATTCTCTTGCTTGTTATTTTCTTCACGAGTGCAGGCACTTGCATTTCTTTAACATTTAGGTCCTGCAACACAATTTCTGCGCTTTCCGGCTGTGCTGTAATAATGTCGATAAGCTGTTGCATTACATTCCATTCGTTAGAGTATTTTTCATAGTTCTTGCCTTGGGTTTTAATGCAGTCAACTGCATTTTCTAAAATATTCATAATTTCACCTCTTGATTTTTTAAGAGAGAAAAGATATAATAAATACGGTAAATATTTTTATATCTTTTCACTTTGCCGCCAGCTGTGCATTAGCTGGCGGCTTTGTCTTTTGCGCTTAAAATGTAATCGACTTTGGCTCTGCAAGCCTTGATGTTCTCGGCTGTGGGATTTTCAAGCAGTTCTGCCATATCCATAAGAATGTGTGGAATAGTGTCGATAAAATCGGGATTATATCCTGTATTTTCGTAGTCGTAAAGTTTGCGGATACAGCCGTAGAACTCATTTGGTACATCTTTGCAGTCGTGCATTTTGCCATAGACATCCTTAACCTTGATTTCGCTGTCTTGATTTAAAGTTAATCTTTTCATCAGCTACACTCCTTGCTTATAAAATCTGTAGCACGATACAATGTCACATAATCGCCGTCAAGGTCATCGTCGTAATACTGTGCTATCTCGTCGCTCATCGCTTTAATAATCACAGCGTAGTAATCTTCTTCCCATTCTTTCGCCGCTTCAATTATTTCATCAAGCGTAAACTTGCCTTTAGCTTTTCGAAGCTTCAGGCACCAGCGCCTTGAAACATCGTATCCGCTTTCGATTGTTATCCCTTTTTTCATCCGTTACACCTCCTTAATTTTTCGCTGCGTATTTGCAGCAGCGGATAAACTTTTTACAGTTGTCGGCAACACGCTTAATGCCTGTCGCTCTGTTGTTGAGCTTGTGGCGGTCGAGGCTCTCTTTGACTTCTGCAACATAATTCAAGATGTCTTCGAGCCTGTCCGCTGTAACGGTGTCTAAACCCTGTAAGGCTATGACTTCACCGTCTTTGATGCAGATTTGTAAGTTTTCAAGCTTACTCATATCCGTTTGCTCCTTTCTTGAGATTTTCGAGCAATTCACGCTCTATAATCACGCAGTCCCTCAGATAGCATTTGACATTGCTGTTAATGCCATAGACTGTATTATCTTCTAAACATATTGCTGTTTCGTATGATACTTTCATCATAAAGCGTCCTAAATCATCAGAGAACACATCTCCGATTTCAACCTTGTTAAACGAATACGATTTAGATTTGTTGATAATTACTTCCATTTCCATTCTCCTTTCATTTCGTCGGGGTCAATCAAAAGTTCATATGGTTTAATTCCAAGGACTTCCGCAGCTCTGACGATTTCTTCAAGTCTGAAATTTTCAGGACTTTTGTTTTTGCGTGCTGAACAGGTAGCAGGATTAATGCCAAAGAGTTTGCTGATTTTTTCTCTGTCATAACCGATACAGTTCAATCTAAAGAAAAGACATTGTGCAACTCTTGACATATATTCTTGCTCCTGTTCAGCTTTTATTGTTCTTTTAATTTTCGGCATGTAATCACCTCTTATGCTGATTTTAACTATTCTCTTGTTGCAATTATACGACAAACTGACTAAAAAAAATAGCTTGTGCCTCTTTTGCAGATAATCCAAGAACTCGAGTAATAGCGTCGGCTTGTCTAATTGTAAAATCATCGCCACCATTAGAGAGTTTTCGATACATCGTACTTTTATCAATTCCTATGCTTTCTGCGACTTTTTCAGGAGTTAATCTTTTTTCCTTAATAGCTCCTTTTAATTTATCAACATTAGTCAAATTAATCACCTCCGTATGTGCATTTCTGCGACAACTATATAATAGCATTAATTTTAATAAATGTCAATACACTTTTCGCATTTATACTATTTATTTTTTTATTTTTAAAAAAATAGTTGCAATTGTGCAACTGCTGTGATATAATACTTAACAAGGAGATGAAATTGATGACAATCGGAGAACGCATAAAAAAATTGCGAGAAGAAAAGAATATATCGGTTGATAAACTTGCGGAGTTAATTGGTAAAAATAGAGCTACAATTTATAGATATGAAAGTAACGAGATTGAAAAATTACCAACGAGTGTCTTAAAACCGCTTTGTAAGGCTTTAGATACTACTCCTGCTTATATTATGGGATGGACTGATTCTGAACTTTCATCGACGCTACCAACACAGTCTGAAAATGATAATAATAATGATATTTTTTCTAATCATGAAAAGAAAGTTATTAATGCATATCGTAATAAACCTGAAATGCAGCCAGCGGTTGACAAACTGCTCGGGGTGGAAGATGATTCAAATGAAGAGTATGTTACAGTTTTAACCGCTGCGAGAAGCAGCGATAACAGACCTATTGAATTTCAAAAAATTTCAAAAGAAAAACTTGAATTGCTTAAAAATGCTAAATCTGTTGAAGATGAATCCGATCTGTAATTTGTAAATAAAAAGCACCTTATGGGTTAAAATACCTATGAGGTGCGATAAAATGGATTATGGTAAATATAAAAATGCTCGTAACGCCGCATGGCAATGTATATTAGACTACGATATTAAGACACTACCCATTGAGGTTACGAATATTGTTAGAAAATCAAATGATATTAATTTAGTTAAAAACAGCGATGTTAATATTCTTCAAAACAATACAAGCGGTGTTACAATTGTAAATAATAACAGTTTTATAATTGTATATAGAGATACAGATAGTTCACGGCGCTGTAGGTTTACTATTGCTCACGAATTAGGGCACATTTTGCTCGGACATATGCTCGTGGACAAAATAGCATACAGAACATTTGCAGTACAGAATGATACCGAGAGCGCAGCTAATGTATTCGCTCGTGACTTGCTTGCTCCTGCGTGTGTATTGCACGAACTCAAAGCCTTAACTGCTGAGGAAATATCTCGACTATGTAATATAAGTCTTGAAGCAGCAACTTACAGAGCAAACAGAATGCACGAACTTGAAAAAAGAAATGCTTTCTATAAACATCCGCTTGAAAGGGAAGTAGTAAAGCAGTTTAAAGAGTTTATTAAGATATCGTGTGATTATAATTAACTAAAAAGGAGAGAATTAACGATGAAATGTAAAAAATGTGGTGCAGAAATCTCTGATAAATCCAAATTCTGCGATAAGTGTGGGGGAAAAGTGGTTATTCCGATTGAACAAAAACCGTTATTTACCGACAGTGAAACGGACCTTAAAGAAAAATCAAGCGCGCCGTCACGATTTGATGAAAAACCCGTTGAATCAAACGAGCCAAAAGTAAAATGTCAGAAATGCGGTGCAATCGTACCTGAAAGTTATACTTTTTGTGATAAGTGCGGAGAAAAAATTATATTACCGCCAAAGCCACAACCGTTGTTTAAAGATAACATTGCAGATGTTAATAACCATAATAATCAAATTGAAAGTAAAGCAAAAAACAAGGAAAAGAAAATGATTAAAGTTTTAGCATGTGCTCTTGGTGTAGTTTCTTTTGTAGCGATTATCTCAATTGCAGTAGCTTTGACAGGTAATAAATCGGTTCAACCGGCTGATGTGGTTACAACGCAACATATAAATGATTATGATAAAACTTCAAAAGTTGAAAGTTTTACTTATAAGGAATATCCTACAGAAAAAGAAACCATGGCAGAGTCAAAAACAGAAACAAAGCCTCAATCTAAGCAAGAATCTAAAACAGAGTCGAAAGTTGAATCAAAGGCGGAATCAAAAGTTGCAGATGATAAGCATGATAATAATTTATCATCAGACCAAACAAATGCTCTGCGCTCGGCTAAAGGATATTTGGCTGTTATGCCTTTTTCATATCAAGGACTTGTTGAACAGCTTGAATATGAACAGTATTCTCACAACGATGCAGTTTATGCAGCTGATAATTGCGGAGCGGATTGGAACGAACAGGCTAAAAAGTCTGCAAAATCATATCTTAGTACTTCAGCTTTTTCCGAGAGTGGTTTAATAGAACAACTTGAATATGAAAACTTTACTCACGATCAAGCAGTTTACGGAGTAGATAATTGTGGAGCAGATTGGAACGAACAAGCTGCAAAAACAGCTAAATCATATCTTGATGTTATGTCTTTTTCAAAAGATGAATTAATTGAACAACTTGAATTTGATGGATTTACTCACGATCAAGCCGTTTATGGAGTAGAACAAAGTTATTGATTATAAATAAAAAACCGCCCGTTACTGTTGCGCAGTAACGAGCGGAAGATCACTTACAGGGTGCAAGTGATGCAGTTAAATGCAATAATATTGTATCACAATCCCTTGTGTTTTGCAACAGCTTAATACAAGGGATTTTTGCACCCTTTTTTAAACAAAAGGAGTGTTTTATATGGCAGAACCTAAGAAAATGCCGTCGGGCAACTGGCGTGTGCGTGTTTTCATCGGCAAAGATAAAGACGGAAAGAAAAAGTACAAATCTATTACAGCAGCAACGAAGAAAGAGGCAAAAAAGGCAGCGGATAGATTTGAGCTGTCACTGACTACATCTTGTATCGATTATAATGACCTCACGCTTGAGCAGGCTTACGGAATGTATATTGATAGTAAGTCAGCAGTTCTTAGCCCAAGTACCATAGCTGGATATGAAAAAATTAAGCGTAACTACTTTACTGAATTAATGCCGTTTAAGCTTACTAAGATTACTGCTGTAATGATTCAGAACTCAGTTAATGCGTTGTCGGTCAATCACAGTCCTAAGACTGTACGAAATGCTCACGGCTTATTGTCTGCTGTCTTAAAAGTGTATTATCCTGCATTGACTCTTAATACAACATTGCCTCAGAAAGTTAAACCGCAATACACCATTCCGACAACGGAGGACATTAACAAGTTGCTCAAACTTGCAGATGATAGACTGCGAGTTCCCATCAAGCTCGCAAGCCAAGGTTCACTACGCCGTTCCGAAATATGTGCATTACAGCCTTCTGATTTCAACAGTTTCGGGGTAAGCATAACTAAAGCGGTAGTCGCTGACAATAACGGTAAATTTATTGTCAAGACAACAAAGACCGAGGCAGGCACACGCTTTGTACCACTGCCGTCTAATCTCATTAAGGAGTGTAGGAAATGGCAGTACTTTGGTATTTCCCCGTCAACTCTTTCAAGTGCCTTTAACCGCCTTGTTGAAAAAGCAGATGTGGCACATTTTAGCTTTCACAAGCTCCGCCATTATTTTGCGTCTGAGTGTCACGCACAAGGTATCCCAGACCAATACATTGCCGAAATTGGCGGATGGCAAACCGTAGATATGTTACACAAAATATATCAACATACATTAAGAGATAAGACTGATACTATGGCCACAAAAATAGTCACGATGTTTAGTGCAAATTTTGCAGATGACCCGAAAGATGACACGAAAAGAAAAAAGGCTTGATTTTATCGGCTTTTTAATTGCTTTAAGTGAGGGTTCGATTCCCCTCATCTCCACCAAATAAGAACCGCAATTTTGATACAAAGCGTATCTTAATTGCGGTTCATTTTTATCTCTTAAAAACGGCTTGTAATCAGTATTTACGGCATTTTTGCCGATTAGTAAAGTGTCAGAGTGAATAAAAAATACGGCTGTTTTGTAATAAAAAAGGCAGCCGTTGAGTGTGTTTTTAGAGCCGATTTTTTATTCTGACACAAAACTTTTTGACCGTTTCATTTTTAAAAATAAGCGTTTCATTTTTCAAAATCAGAATTTATAACGGATGTCCTGTTTTTGGTTCATCTGTCTTGTTAAAATAAACACATAAATAAAAGAAAACTGATTGACTATTATGTAAAATAATGATACTTTTATTATGAGGTGATTGT